CGGATGGTTTAAGGCGTTCGGCTTTTACATAGGGCAGTAAAGCACGTTAAAAAATCCGAGCAGAGAAGCGCACGTTACGCATCGCAGACCGGCAAAGAAGTCGGTATACAAAATTTGCAAGCAAAGGAGAGAAAACAAAATGGCTAATGAACCTGTGAACACCAACGAAACTAACGAAACTACTCCCGTTGATACTTCCGAACTTGAAGCAAGGATCAAGGCATTGGAATCTGAAAACAATAAACTGCGACAGGCGAACACCAATGCTTCTGCCGAAGCAAGCAAGTTTAAGAAGCAGTTACAGGAGAAACAGACCGAAGAGGAACGCAGAGCAGCCGAGGAAGCCGAGAGGAACGCTGCAAGGGACAAGGAACTTGAGGAACTTCGTGCTGAACGCAACATCGCAAACTATGTGAGTGCGCTTGTTGCTCCTGATATCGGTATGGATGCCGAGAACGCTAAAGCCGTTGCTGAAGCACTGAATACTGGCGAAATCGCAAAAGTTTTCGATGGTATTCGCAAGTTTGTTACGGCTCATGACAAGGCTCTTCGTGAAGATGCTTTGAAGAACAATCCTACGCTGCCGGGTGGTGCTTCTCCGAAGCGTATGACACAGGAAGAGTTTGACAACATGAGTTATACAGAGATGCTCAAGTTCAAAGTTGAGCATCCGGAAGAGTACGAAGAATACGCAAAGAATTGATACAAAGGAGGTCTGACACATGGGACAGACTACTAAACTGGCACAGATGTTCGATCCGGAAGTGGTTGGACAGAAGATCAACAAAAAGCTGATTGATGCTATCCGTTTTGCTCCCCTGGCTGAAGTGGATGATACGCTTGTCGGCAATCCTGGTGATACGCTGACTCTGCCTTATTTCCAGTACATCGGTGCTGCCGATGATCTGACCGAAGGTTCTGCTATCTCCACCGTCAGCCTGATCGCATCCACCGTTTCCTGCCGTATTAAGGAAACTGGCAAGGGTGTTGAAATTACCGACAACGCTGTGCTGTCCGGTTACGGTGATCCTATCGGTGAAGGTGCGAAGCAGATTCGGTTGTCCATTGCTGACAAACTGGACAATGACTTCATCACTGCTCTTGCAGGAATCGACTCCACTATGACCTACTCCACCGGAGTTTCCACTTCTGCCATTACTCCTGCCGGTATCACTGATGCCCTGGAACTGTTTGGCGAAGATATTGACGGTGTTAAGGCACTGGTTTGCTCTCCCCGTCTGTACAAGGAAATCCGGAAAGCCAAGGATTGGCTGCCTGCTGCCGAGATGACTGCCGAGTACATCATCAAGGGTGCTGTTGGCGAAACCAACGGTTGTCAGATTATCGTGTCCAACCGTCTGCGTGGTGTTAAAGCCAATCAGGGCAAGGATGAAAGTGCTTACATCGTCAAGCCTGGTGCGCTTCGTCTGATCCTCAAGCGTGATGTGCTTGTCGAAACTGACCGTGATATCCTTCGCCGTGTGAATGTCATCACCGGCACGAAGCACTACATCACCTATCTGTACGATGGTAGCAAGGCCATCAAACTGACCGTTCCTACCACCTGATAAACGGAGGTAAAAATTCATGGGTATGCTGTTGCATAACACATGGCTGAAACAGCAGGAAGCACTGAAAGCGAAAGCCAAGGAAGCCGAAGCTGCTGTTGAAGAAGAGATTCCGTTCTGTGATCCTCCGGAAGTTCCGGAAGAACAGAAGAAGGAATCCAAACCGAAAGCACCGGCGAAGAAACCGGCTGCAAGACGAAAGACAAGCAAGTAAAGGGGTGAACCTCTATGACGGATTCTGAAAAGATCACGAACGTTAGGACTCTTGTTGAAAACGATCCGGATGCAACGGATGAAACCATAGAGGTTTACCTCAACTTCGCCCGTGGTTCAATGCTTGAAAGGCTGTATCCCTATGATCCTGACAAGGAAGAGATACCGTCAAGATACGATATGATTCAATGTGAATTGGCAGCACGTTATTTCCTCCGAAGGGGAGGTCAGGGCGAAATCAATCATGAGGAAAACGGAGTGAACCGTCAGTACGCATCTGTTGATGATGCCGACATTCTGAACAGGCTGACACCATTTGCGAAAGTGGGTGGTTAAATGCGTGTCCTTTCAAGGAATAAGCAGGATATATGGTATGCGAACCGAACCGGAGAAACCGCTGTTGTTGACAGCAACGGATTGAAAACGGGGGAGAAAACGCAGACATACGGAAATCCTGTGAAGTGCAGAATGTCGATGGCAATTTCTTCCGGTGCAAACAACCTTGGATCACAGGGTATGGTTACGCTTGATCCATACGGTATCACCACAGCATACACTCACAAGGCCATCACAGAGGATATGTCCTGTGAGATGGACGAAGAAAGCCGTGTATGGTATGGGATTGAACCGACAAAGGTTGTTACTGTAACGCAGACCGTGAACGGTCAGACGGTACAGACGGAACAGACCGTTGCCGTTCCTCACAACTTCAAGGTTGTCCGTAAAGCAAAAAGTCTTAACCATTTGATCTTCTATCTGAAAGAAGTTGATGTTGGATGACTATAAACATCAGCCTTTCGACAGAAAGCATCGCAGCAGCAATCCACAGGCTTGAGGAAGTAAAGGAAAACCTCACGGCAGGATTGCAGCAGACCATTGATATCCTTGCGAAAGAAGGGGCAATGGTAGCACAGATGGATGACGGAAGCATGGCGAATGTGACTTATGTTTCCGACAGCGAAACCCAAAGCAGGATTGTTGCAACGGGTGGAGATACAGCCATCATCGCAGAGTTTGGTGCAGGTAATGCCACATTGAATCCTGGGGATTTCTTTGAAGATGGCGGTGCGTTATCCGGTGATGTGTTCCCTGGATCGTACTCCCTGTTCAAAGGAAGCCGAGAATATTATCTCTTCCATTCGTGGAAGTTCGGTGGAAAGTGGTATACGGAGGTTGCACCAAGACACGGATTGTTTGATGCAAAACTGTTCATTATGGCGAACAGTACGGATTTTGCGAAGGAAGTGATAAAGCTGTGATTGACATTGAAAACCTTGTGTTCAATACCGTTGCTGATGCACTTCATACGCTTTATCCGAGTCTGAACATCACGATTGGTTATGACGAAGAAAAAGCCGTTTATCCTACGGTGATTGTCCGTGAAACGAACAGTGTTCCGTATCAGAGTGCTAACACGGATGCTTCGGCAGAGAACTACACAAGAGTCACTTACGAAGTTGAAGTTGTTTCCAACAAGGAACACACGGCAAGAAGTGAGTGTAAGCAACTGCTTGAATCAGCCGATACCGTGATGCAGAGCATGAAGTTCAGACGGATTCACAAGAACAGACCTGTGAATACTGACCGTACTGTTTACAGGCAGTACGCAAGGTATGAAGCTATTGTCGGCAAACCTTATGTTGTAAACGCAGGAACAGCGAACGAAAAAACGGTCTATCCGATGTACCGGAGGTAAGAGCAATGAAGAAATGTCTGTGTTGCGGTCATGAGAACGTTGATAACGCACCGAAGTGCGAAAAGTGCTTTGCTGCGCTTCCCTGTGATGAAAAGAAAGACAAAAAGCCTGTAAAGGCAAATAAAGGTAAAAAGGAGAGTGAATCCTGATGGCACTTGAGTTCAATACTATTGGTGTCAAAGTCCTTTACTGCGTGGAAACTTCTGCCGGTACTCGTCCGCAGAGTGGATATACCGAGATTCCGGATATCAAAGGCACTCCTGCGATCGACTTTAATCCTGCGAAGATCCAGGTCACGAATCTGAAGGACAAATACCATCGGTACATTGATGGTGTTATGGACGTTGGTGACGATTTCCCGTTCACCGCAAACCTTACTGCTTCTCTGAAAACCGCTTGGAACAGCATGGTGAGTGCTGCCAAGACCGCCTGGGCATCCAGTAAGTCTACGTGGTTTGAGATTGCGATCCCCAACTTCGACAGTTTCTTCTTTGCCGGTGTTCCTTCGGAACTGGGCATCAATGAAATGGGTGTAGATGCGGT